GGTAGATGATAAAGGCTTATTCTTTATCACAGAACTTAGAAACGACACTAAGATTTCTAAAAAAGTGCGAGAACAAATAGATGGTGGCAAAATGCAATCTTATAGCATTGCAGGCTCTGCAACTAAAACTCAAACCATTCAAAAAGGATTAATGGAGTATATGCAAGTCGATGAACTCGAATTGGCCGAGGTCACTGTCTGCGAGAAAGGCGTTAACCAAGGTGCTTCATTTGATATATTGAAAGCTAATAACTCTGCAACTAAATCTTGTATAGATGGTAGCTGCTTAATTGAAAAAGAAGAAACACCATGCATGAAAAAGCATTGTGAATGTGATGAAACATTGCAAAAAGCAAAAGCCTGCAATCATCCTGACAGTAGGAATTGTGATAAAGATGGCGATCAATACAGAAGATATGCTAAGGAATTAAAAACAGATTCAAGCGTTATTAAAGGTTGTAATTGCGGTAAAAAGAATGGTACTGCCTATAAGTATCAGTATAAGTCAGATGGAGATGTAGATTTTATGAAATCATTTCTTTCATTTATTAAGAAAGAACCTTTTGAAGTATTAGGCGATTCAGAGGGACGGCAAGAAAATCATAAAAAGATATTAGAACAACTTGCGTTTCCTAAAGAAGTTGATCAAGAAGATGCAAAACTAGCCAAC